ACTTTTGAATTATTGACTGATTATAGAGTTGGAGAAGTTCCGATAGGTAACCGATATAGTTTTGAAGATTTTTATCAAGTTGATAATACTGCACAAGATTTTGAAGTTATGTTGCTGATGGCAGGTTATGACGAAATTGTTATTACTGGTAGTGACGAAACTTGGATTCTTGTCGGTTCTGATTCTTATTTTGCAAATACTACAATTAAGGCTGAAATATTACAAAACACTTCAGGGCTTGACAGAGAAGGAAATATATTAGGAGTTTGGAAAAAAACAAACGGCGATGACGTAAACGTAAAAATACCAATAATACAAAATGCTTAAAACAATTTTTGAATTGTTACCACTTGCACCAAAGGGCGAGAGTAACGCAATAGATAAGGCGAAAGGAAAATACAAACTTCCTGAAACATTTAAAGAACTTAAAGAATATATAAAATGGCGATAACTAAGGTAATAGAAATCGATGTAGATGAATTACAAGCGGTTGGCGGATTACAAAATTTAGACAAAGCATTACAAGAGGCGGATAAACAAACCGTATCTTTAAAAACGCAATTGCGTGAAGCCACACAAGAATTGCAAAAAGCTCAAACTGAGTTTGGAGATTATTCGCAAGCTGCTTTAGATGCTGCTAAAAAAGTCGCTACACTAAAAGATCAAATACAAGAGGCGAAAGAAACTTCTCAATTGTTTGATCCAGGTGCAAAGTTTCAAGCTGCAACTGGTGCTATTGCTGCTGGAGCAAATGCGGTGCAAGGTTATCAGGCTGCACTTGGTTTATTAGGAGTTGAGGGCGAAGCTGCTCAGGAAACTCTTTTAAAAGTTCAATCAGCGATGGCACTTTCGCAAAGTTTGTCAGGGATTGCTGATAGTGCAAAAGATTTCAGACGTTTAGCTGCGGTTGCTCAACAATACACAATAGTTCAAAAGGCAATAACTGCTGGGCAATGGCTTTGGAATGCTGCTATGGCTGCCAATCCAATCGGTGCTATTGTCGCTGCGGTTGTAGCTCTTATTGCAGCAGGTGTAGCCTTGACTAAGTACTTTATGGATAATGCCGAAGCAGCGAAACAAAATTCGGCAGCCGTTGAGAAAAATAGAGTTGCACTTGAAAATCAAAATAAAACTTTAGAAAGTAATGCGGAAGCATTTGATAAAAAGCAAAAACAAGAACTTGCAATGGCTAAAGCAAGCGGAATGAGTGCCGCTGCTATTCGTAAACTTGAATTAAAATTAGCAGATGAGAAAATAGCTTATGAGAAATCGCAAAGAGCTATTGCTATGAATACCTACGAAAAGGAGCAAAATACTTTAGCGAGTTTAAGAGCTGCTGGTGCTGACGATGAGGTAATTAAAAAGCAAACTGAAAACAGAAATCAAGCGGTTAAGCAATACAACAAACAAAACCAAGATGTTAAGAAAGCTCTTGATGAGAAAAAAGATATTGAAAATCGTCACTTAGTAGAAATTAAAACTGCTGAAACTCAAAGTGCTAAAGAAAGAGCAGACAAAGAAAAAGAGCGAAGAGAAAAGGCACGTCAAGAATTAAAAGACCAACAAAAGAAAGACCTTGAAGAGATTAAAAAAATTCAAGATGAAGCTATTAAAGCAAATGATGACAGTGTACTAACTGAGCGTGAAAAAGAGTTAAACGATTTAAAAATTAAAAACGATGCGAAGTTAGAACTTTTAAAAAAATACGGAAAAGATACAACCGAACTTGAAATTCAAATGATGAATGAAAAGAACGATATTGAATTGAAGTATCAAAAAATTGAAGAGGAAAAGAAAAAAGAGAAAGACGAAAAGGATGCAAAAATAAGAGAAGAGTCAGAAATAAAATCAAAAGAAGATAGGGAAAAATTTATAGCAGCTCAAAAGGAATTTAACGATAAATTATTAGAGCAAGAGCAAAATTTACAAAACGCGAAAAGAAATGCTTTAGATTCTGGACTTGAAATATTACAACAATTTGCAGGAAAAAACAAAGCGGTTGCACTTGGAATATTAGCAGTTCAAAAAGGTTTAGCAATTGCAGACGTTGTAACAAATGCGTCGAAAGGTATTGCGGTAGCAAATGCAAATTTAGCAGCAGTTCCAATCGCGATTGGTCCTATACCAAATCCAATGTATCCAATAGCAGCAGCCGGATTTTTGAAAACTGTTGCAGCGACTAAAATTTCAGCAGCAACAAATATCGCTACTATATTGGCAACAGGATTGCAAGGTGTTAAATCTATAACGAGTAGTGGCGGTGGCGGATCAGCTTCAAGTGGCGGAGTTGCACCTGCTGGCGGTGGCACAACTGCACCAACTTTCAACGTAGTAGGTAATGCAGGAGTTAATCAAATACAAAACACGTTAGGAGCTCAGCAACCTGTTCAGGCTTATGTAGTAGCGAATCAAGTTACAACACAACAAGCACTTGATAGGAACATAGTAAGTAACGCAAGTTTAGGATAACAAAAAAGCCACTCCGAAAGGGTGGCTTTAATGATTAACTCTAAAAAATTGTACAAATGGAAAACAATCGATTACAAATGTAAACAAAAAAATGTAAAATACAAACTTTTTTTCGTTATTAAGTTATGGAAACGTATGTAGTAAAATTTAATCCCAACAAAAATAAAGGTGTTTACGCTATTAGTTTAGTAAATGATCCTGCTATTGAGGAGTTTTTTGTGCAAATGTCAAAGGAATATGATATAAAATTAGCAGAAATAGACAAAGAAAAACGTCTTTTTATGTCGCCGGTACTTATTCCAAACCAAAAAATACTAAGAATTGACGAAAACGGCAATCCTTTTAACATAGTTTTTGAAGCTGATACTATTGAAATGGCACAACAAGCGTTTCAAAAACGTGGTTATCAAAACGAAAGCACCTTAGAACACGATATAAATTTAAAGTTAGACGGAGTTACATTCGTTGAAACTTGGATAAAAAAAGATAATGTACACGATCAGTCAGTAATAAAAGGATTTAACCAACCGATTGGCACGTGGTTTACAATCTTTAGAGTAGATGACGATGAGGTTATGGCAAAAATTGAAAGTGGCGAAATCAAAGGCGTATCAATTGACGGAGCTTTTGAGCTTGATGAGAATTCACAATTAAAAACAGATATGAATTTAGAAACTATTTTAACTGCTATTAAAGAGGGATTCGATTCCTTGAAAGCAAAAGATGTTAAGTTAGGTAAACAGGTTACTATTGATGACCAAGCGATGTTCTTTGAGGGCGATGCTTTAGCAGTTGATACTCCTGTTTTCGCTAATGAAGAAATGACCGAAGCAATTGCTGATGGTACTTATGAAACTGAAACTATGACTGTAGTTGTAGTTGATGGGAAAATAAGTGAACTTACCGAAAAGGTAGAGGAAGAATTAAAAGAAGAGGAAGAGAAAGTTGAAATGGCTGATGACTCAGTTGAGGCTAAAGTAAATGAAATTATGCAAGCTTATGTTGGAGAAATTGCTAAAGCAGTTGCTTCACAATTAGCAGACTTCAAAACTGAAATGAAAAAAGAAGTTCAGGAAGAAGAAGAAGTAAGACTTGCAAAAGCAAATCCAACTCCAGCAGTAGAGCAAGCTCCTGCAACTTTAGTAGAAAAAATGTTTAATGAATTAAAAAAAAATAAATAATTATGCCAACAACAGTAAATGTAAGCTCAAACTACAACGGTAAAGTAGCAGGAGCATTATTTTTAAAAGCGTGGAAAGAATCAGACACGTTAAAATCAGGGGTTGTAACTTTATACCCAAATGTAAACTCTAAGTTATCACTTAGAAAATTAGAAACTACAAACGGAAGACGTGAATACACTTGTGGACACACTCCAGCAGGATCAATCACTTTAGCTGAAGTTGCTGTAACTCCTGTAAAATTCAAAGATGACTTTGATATTTGTAAAGAAACTTTTAGAGCAACTTGGACTTCTGACGATATGGGTGCTTCTGCTGCAAACGATGTATTTTCTAAAGAAATTTTAGACGGAATTATCGCTTCTAAATTAGCTGAAGAGGCTTCTTATACAGATGACACAATTTGGCAAGGTACAGTTTTAACAAATGGTTATGATGGTTTCTTAACTCAGTTTGTAGATAATGACGATGTTGTTTTTGTAGATGGTACTATTATCAGTAAAGATAATGTTATTGATGAGTTAATGAAAGCGTTAAACGATGTACCTGTAGCTTTAAGAAGAAAGACTTTAAACTTAATGGTATCTTCAGACGTAGCACAAGCATATAACTTTTACTTAATTGAAAAAGGAACTGTTAATGGTTTAGGTGGTAACGCTAATACTGAGTTAGTATATGGAAAACATAGACTTGTAGAAATCGGAGGTTTACCTGCAAACACTATCGTAATTGCTGAAACAAGTAATTTAGGATTTGTAACAGGATCTTTAGAGGATCACAATTCAATCCAAGTAGTAGATGAGGATTCAATCGGTTTATTAACCGGTAAAGTTCGTGGAACTATGGTTTATAATGCTGGTGTTGTTTATGTTTACGGTCCTGAAATCGTTTACTACAGAATCCCTGTAGCATAATAATTAATATAAAGGCTCTTTAATTAGAGCCTTTTTAAAAACATATATAATATGAGTTGTGATTTTATTACAAAAGGAAAAAAAGTAAGTTGCTTAGGTGCAATGGGTGGCGTTAAAAATATCTTTATAGGTCTTTACGCTGACTATGGTATTACTGCAACTTCACAAGTAGTTAGTTCTTTAGGAACTTTGGAGGAAACTTTTAAGTATGAGTTCACAGGTGGTACAAACGGACTTACTGAAACTCCTACTATCAATTGGGAAACTGGATCTTTGTTTTTTACGCAAGTTTTAGCTGGAACTTTTCCAGTACAAGAAGAGGAATTGCAACACGAATTATTCTTATTAATGAGAAATAGAGTTATAGCTTTTGTAGAGGACTATAACGGAAATATCAAATTAATGGGATTAAAAAATTCTGCAAAAGCTTCTAATGGATCAGCGGTAACAGGTGCTGCAAAAGCTGATTTAAACGGATATACAATCGAGCTTACTGCTGAAGAGCCTGAAATGGCTCCTTTCTTAAGCTCTAGTGCAAAGAGTGCTTTATTGGCAACTGTAGCTAATAGCTATATCGGAGAAACTCCTGAGGTTTAATTTGATACTTTGTGTTTTGAAAACGCTCTAATTAAGTTTAGGGCGTTTTTTTTGTGTAAAAAAAATAACAAAATACGTTATTAAGATATGGACTACTTTAATTCAGAGAATACAACTCACAATTTAACTTTTATACATAGAAGTTTTGAGCCTATTGTTGATGTTACAATATGGCACGAATTAACAAACACTAAAACAGAAATAGAAGATATTGAATGTTATTTAGATAATGGTTATAGCTACATAATTTTTGATTTTGAATTTATAAAAGGAAGCTATACTATTGAAATAACAAGAAATCAAAATTTAATTTACAGAAGTAAAGCAAAAGCTATATGAAATTAGAAGTATTAAAACTTGCAAAGGAATATGTAAGACCAGAAATCAAAGAAAGTAACTCAAAAAATTGGGTTATGAATGGAGATGATAATCAAATGTATAAAGACATTATCGCTTGTTATTATAGCTCACCTACAAACTCAGCTATTATTGATTCGTATGCTCGTTATGTTTACGGACTTGGTTTAAACATTCAACAGGATTTTATATCTAAAAGCGATTTAAGACGTGTTTGTTTTGATATGGTATTATTTGGAGAGGCATCTTTTGAAATCACTCCAAAAGGCAAATTATACCATATTGAAAAAGATAAGTTATTACCAAACAAAGCAGAGGATGGCGAAATAAAATCGTATTGGTATTCTTTTAATTGGGATGATGAAAAAAAATACCCTGCAAAAAAGATACCTGTTTATGGTTATGGATCTAAATCAGAAAATCAAGTTTATGTAATTAAGTCGCCACAAGTTGGGCAGTTTTATTTTGGAAATCCATCTTACATTTCTGCTTTACCTTATTGTGAAGTTGAGTCTGAATTGGCAAACTACTACGTTAATCACATTAAAAACGGATTAAGTTTCGGACACGTTATTAACGTGAATGGTGGCAAGCCTGAAAGCGAAGAGGATTTAAACAAGTTTTCAAAACAAATCAGAAACCAATTAACCGGAAGTACAAACGCTGGTAAATTCCTTTTAAGTTTTAACGATAATAAAGAAAGCGAAACTACTATATCAGCTTTACAAGTTTCAGACGCACATAAGCAATATGACTTTTTGACACAAGAAGCTCAAAATAAAATATGTATTGCTCACAAAGTTGTATCGGGTGCTATTTTAGGAATTACAAAAAGTACAGGATTTAGCTCGAATGCAGAAGAAATTGAAACTGCTTTTAACGAAACTTATTTAAACGTAATACAACCGATTCAAGAGCTTGTAATTGATTCAATAGAGTTCGTTAAGGGATTGAGCGGTTTAGAGTTTGTTAATTTAAGAGAAGAGGAACAAGCTACACAAACTGAGCCAACTGCAGATGGAGTAATTCCTGAAGTGGCAAGCGAAGATTTAATAAAGAAAGAGGCGAGTTACAACGGAGCACAAATTGCGAGTTCACTTGATATTATGCAAGCGGTAAAAGACGGCATTTTAACAATCGATCAAGCTATTACATTCTTAATTCAGATGCTACAATTTGAGCCAGCGGTTGCTAAGGCGTTATTTTCAGGAAATTCAGCTCAACAAATAACAATGTCAAAAGAAAAAAAAGTTGAATTAAAAGAAATTAAAAGTAAAAAAAAAAGTTCAACTGATTTAATTGCTGATGAGCTTATAAATTTAGGAGAAGAAATTAACGATGAAGAATGGGAATTAATTGACGAAGTTGCAATAAGTGGAGAGCCTACATTTGGAGAATTAGAATTAAGTTTAGCGAGAGTGCCAAGTTCATTTCCAAACGTAAAAAGCGAACAAGATACAAGCTTATTTAAAATTCGTTATTCATATTCAGGCGATGGAAAAGGGCAAAGAGAATTTTGCAGTAAAATGATAAAAGCTGACAAGGTATATCGTAAAGAAGATATCGAGTTGGCCGGTAGTAAAGTTGTTAATCCTGGATTTGGTCCAGAGGGTGCAGATACTTATAATATTTGGTTATATAAAGGCGGTGTTAATTGCAAACATTTTTGGATGCGTAAAATATACCTAAGAAGAAACAACGAATCATTATCTGTAAACGAAGCACGTAAAATGATTTTAGCTTTAGATCCAGCAGATAGATCAAAGGCAAGGTGGGAAGAGAATGATCCTTTAGTGGCTCAACCTGCACAGGAAAGCAATAACTTTTTTAGATTAAAATAATGGTAATACTTTTAAAAGATAACGAGATAACAGAAAATACTCCTTTAGGTGGGAATATTGATGTAGACAGATTGCGTCAATGCATTATTGATGCACAAATAACAAGATTAGAGGAGTTATTAGGCGAAGATTTATACGAAAAAATTTGTGAGGACTACGAAGCTGAAACATTGGAGGGCGATTATGAAACGCTTTATGACAATTACATTAAACCTTTCTTAATTAGACAGGGTGCTTTAGAGTTTTTAAAAATTGGAGCTTTTACAATTGGAAATAATGGTATTGCTTTACCTACTCCAGCGAATACAACTGCAATAGATAATCAAATGTTATCAAATTTGATAAGTGAAATGAGAGCGAAAGCTGATATGTTTGCTGAAAGGATGTACAAATGGCTTTGTAAAAAGAATTTACCGGAGTGGAATTATAATTCTGACAACGTAGTAAATCCAAATAAACCGAGTTTTGGTAGTTGGTATTTAGAGAATCAATACGTTGATGAGGATTTATATGTTAGAAACCTTTTAAATAAACAAAGATGAGTTTAAATTTTACACATAAAAGAGGAGATACTTTCGAAGCGGTAAACTTTGAAATTATGATAAACGAAGTTGCAGTAGATTTAACCGATACCGTTATACGTATGCAATTACGCAAAGAATATGGAGGTGTAATCGCTTTAAATTTAACTTCAGTAGATAATGCAGGTTTAACAATTATAGACGCTATAAACGGCTTATTTAAAATTAACGAACAGATTATAAATATTGAAGCAACTAATTACTTATACGATATTCAATTTAATTTTGATGGCGAAATTAAAACGTATGTAAGCGGAAACTTTTTAATAACAAATGACGTTACAAGATAATGAGTGATAATGTAAACATAAACGTTACTGAAAATATTGACCAAGTTAATATTGTAGCTTCGGAAGTTGTTGAGGTTGTAGATTTAAACCTATATGCAACTACGGAAGATGTTTCTATTAATGTTACAGAGGAAATCATACAAGTAAATATTAACAAAGTACAAGCTTCTAATGTTACTAAAACTTCGGATTTAATAAACGATGGCGAAGATGGTATAAATCCTTTTATTACTTTAGCAGATATTCCACCTGTTACAGGTTTTGTTCCTTATACAGGTGCAAATCAAAATGTTAATTTAGGAGAGTTTGAAATAAAGGCAGGTCAATTTACTTTAGATACGTCACCAACAGGAACTGCAACAGTAGGAACAACACGCTGGAATAATACGCTTGGAAGCACAGAAACTACTTTAAAAGGTGGTTCAGTGGTGCTAAAGAATGGTGTTGATTTGGTTGCAAGAGTAGTGAACAAAGTATCTCCTAATTCTACATTACTTAGAACTCAATATAGAGCTGTTCGTATTACTGGTGCACAAGGTCAAAGATTAGCTGTTGCTTATGCACAAGCTAATAATGATAATAACTCTGCTGATACAATTGGTTTAGTTTGTGAGGATATTGCTACTAACCAAGAAGGTTTTATTATGACAGTAGGACAACTAGAAGAAATCAACACTACTGGAAGTTTACAAGGTGAGACCTGGAATGATGGAGATGTAATCTATTTATCACCTACCACACCTGGTGGACTTACAAAGGTAAAACCAACTGGATTTACAGGACATATTATTGTTATTGGATATGTTGAGTATGCACACGCAAACCACGGTAAGTTGTATGTAAAAATTATGAATGGTTGGGAGTTGGAAGAACTTCACGATGTAGGAATCAGTGGTCTTACAAACAATGATTTCTTGTATTATGATAGTGGTACATCCCTTTGGAGAAATAGACAAATTACCCCTAGTTTTGTTTTAGGTACTGGTACAACTAGTCAATACCTAAGAGGTGACAATACTTGGGTGAATTTACCCGTACAAAATTTAGCAACTACAGGACCAGTAGCAATTACTATCACAGCCACAGGGGCAGCTAACCTACAAAATTTAAGTGGTCATTCATTTACTATTAATGAATCAGTGATGCCTGTTGGTGGGCTTATTCAGATTAATGGATATGTTGATAGAACAGCTGGAAGTGGAGCAGGTAACTTAGCTTATGATATTAATGGTACTAAAAGATATATTAACACTCCATCAGGATCTCAATACCAATATCAATTCTCCTTTTATAGAGAATCTGCTACAATTCTACGTATGATGGGTGGTACCTCAGCTGCTCCTTATCAAGGGGCATTTGGATCAGCTAACGCAATATCAGCATCTGTTACATTAACAGCAGGTGGTAATATAACTTTTCAACTCCAAGGTTGGGGAACTGTACTTAATGACGTTCACACATATAGATTTTTCAAAGCTAATTTAATTCGATAATTATGGAAAACAAGTTTTTACTAACTCAAAATCAAACTGCATCCTACTTTAAAACTTTGGAGGAAGCAGTAGCATCTATCCAGTTCGAGGATGCTGAGCTATGGGAGAGAGATTTCCAGGGTTGTTATATTAAAATTTACTTAGAGTGAGCGATACTATTGATAAGTATCAGAGAAATCTAATACAAGATTTAAACAACCTGAAAGGGTTAGATTCATTGAAAGAGGTATTGAAATACCTGAAGAAATATTACAACAACGTCAAGCAATAAGAGAAAAATATGAGTAGAAAAGAAAAAATAGATTTATTACTTAGCAAGTGGGTTAGTCGTAAATTAACAGTTTTTGTAGTAGCTTCCGCTGGTTTATTTAGCGGAGTTATTACCTCAACTGATTGGGTAATTATAGCAACTTCTTACATAACAATAGAGGGTGTTACTAATATTGTTGAACGTTTAATGAAAGCAAAAAATGTCTCTTAAAGATTTTGAATTATACGCACTAAACTCGGTTGCTATGGCGGTAAGTTTTACCCAAGTTGAACAAGGTTTTAAATTGGTTTTATTAGCAGTTTCTATTGTTTATACAGTTATGAAAATAATTGATTTAGTTAAAAAGA